GATCGTCGGTGGCGAAGGGGCTGATCCGGATGGGGACGCCGCCGATGCTCGCCAGTTCGCCGGTGAGTACGGCGGCCCGGGGCCCGTACTTGTCGACGGTGGCCACCTGTTCGAGGGCCAGCATCTTGAGCAGGAGCACCTTCGCCGAGGTGACGAGGCGCCGGCCGTTCGACATGCTGAACGGGCTATCCAACTTGCTGAACAGTTCGAGGATCTTGGCGTAGGAGAAGGTCGACATGTCCAGCGTGTTGCTCAGGTCCAAAGCCTCGCCGCGCAGGCCCTTGATCTGGTTGCGGTGGTCGCCGGTCCCGCCGGCCCCGGTGGTGGTGAAGATGCCGCCCGGGCTCCACGAGGCGATCGTGTCGGTGGCCGTGACGTTCTTCTGACCGTTCAGGATGCAGTCCTCGGCGCCGAACCGGATGGACCGGGCAAGGATCGTCATCATGTCGGCCATCGTGATCGCGATCGCATCCTCCATGCTGAAGTCGTCGATCACGAGCCGCACCGACAGGGCAGCGGGCGTGATGCTGATCTTGTCGAGCACCGCGCTGGAGGCGCTGTAGGCGGCCGGGTCATCGTTGGACGCGGCCCCGGCGCCGCTGGGGCGGGGGAGCTGCTTGACGACCGGCATGTCGGAGCGCGCGCCGAGAGTCTCGGTGGGCAGGTCGGACATGAACAGGGGGGCGTCGCCGGTCTGCCCGACAAAACCCAGGGGGATCATGACCTCATCAGGGATCGCGTAGCCGCCGGCGGCATCCGTGGCCCCGGTGAAGGCGCGATCGACGGCCTTCTCGCTGAACAGACCCTCGACGGCGGCGCGGGTGAGGCCGAGGGGGCCGTTGACGAGGTGGCGGGCGAGCATGGCCGCGGCGCGCGGCGCGCCGGTCTGGAGATCGTGCAGGCTGTTGGCGCTCTTGCCGTTGTGGGCCGCCATGGCGCGACCGGCCACGAGGAGGCTCTTGGCCTGCCAGTGCCAGTCATCGGCGACCGTCTCGGAGGTAAGCAGACCGGGGACAGGCACCGACTGGCCGAGCCACCGCTCGGTCGTGTCGAAGAGCCGGACGGCCGCACCGAAAGGATCGGGCGCCGAGCGGCGGAACTGGCGGTAGACCTCGGGGCCCTGGCCGACCTGGGCGGCGGCGACCTGCTGCTGCGCCTGCCACGAGGCGGCCTCGCGGGAGAGGGCGTCGATGTCGGCGGCGGCCTTGTCGACGGCGCGCTTCAGCTCCGCGTCGGTGCGCTCGCCGGTCTGCACCTTGGCGTGCAGGGCCTTGATCTCGCCGGTGGTGGTGGCGAAATTGCTGGTGATCACCTCGACCACCTCGCCCTGCTTCATGCCGGGCGACAGCGTCTTCATTTCGATTGCATCCTCTGCGAAAAGCGACACGTCGCCTCCTACTTCGTGAACCCGAACCAGTCTCCCGGCTCGGTGGTGAAAGACTTTGCGGGCGCCCGCTCGGGCATCTCCGCGGGGCCGGGCCGGCAAGCGTCACCGTTCATCGGGATCCCGACGACGGAGCACTCCAACAGCTTCGGCCGCAAGTAAACATACCCCTGCTTCGCGTACCGAGGGTCATCCATCGGCAACTGCGCGCGGGCCAGCACGGCGGTCGGCAGGAAACCGACCGAACAGGCGTGTAGGTGCCCCTTGTCGAGCATGTCGGCCACCAGGGCGGCCAGACTGTGCATGGCCGGCTCGGCGGGCCGGTAGGGCACGAAGTCGCCGGACAGGGGTTGTCCGCCCACGTTGGCCCATCGGCCGATGGGCATCCCCCACGTCGCATGGTTGTAGAACGCGACGGGGTTGCGCGCGAACCCGCCGAGGTCCCAGTCCTGATCGACGATGTCGCTTGCCCGATCGACGTTGTCGGTGGACATCGTGAAGCGGAAGGCGGCCTCTCCGTCTCCGGCCGCCCGGGTGATCGAACCCATGGCGCGCCAGCCGACAGCCTGAACGGGCGCCTCGCGGGACACCAGGGACGAGGCCCCGGCGAGGCGGGCGATCACATCGCCGCTCGGCACCTCGCCGCGCTCCACGGCCCGCAGGTCGTCGGCCGACAGGCAGCACGCCTCAGCCACCAGGGACCGGGCCACGGCCCAGCCGACGCTCTTCGACTGCGCGACGCTGGCCAGCACGCTGGCGAGGCTGCTGTCGGGGCGGCTGTAAACCTGAATGAGGGTCGTCATGTCAGACCCCTACCACGCGCGCGGCGGTGGTGCAACGGCAATTCACCACCTCGGCAGCAGAGCGAAACAGGCCCGGGCCTGCGGCGCGCTCGCCGGTGTGTTTTCCGATGGGGATCGAGAAGTCTTCGCCCGGGTCGACCTGCACCCCGTCGAGGGCGAGGTGAGAGGGGCGCGTGGCCGCGTCTTTGGCGGCCAGCCATTCGACCTTGAAGGCCACCCCGATCTGCGCCGCCGACTGGTAGGCCGACACGGTCCCGGCGCCGATCGCGATCCCGGCCTCGGTGCGCGCGATCCGTAGCGCCCGCATGGGCGACCACGTCCCGGCCGTGTCGAGCTGGATCGCGGCCTGAAGCTGGTTGGACGACCAACCCTCGGCGAGGCCGCGCCGGACGATGGTGGCCAGATCCGCCCGCGTGACCCCGTCGATGGCCACCACGTTCTCGGCGACGGGTAGTGTGGACGGCGACAGGACCGGGTCCCAGGAGATCGAGCGCCCGAGGTCCCGGGCGACGCGCTCGAAGCCCGCGCGCTCGGCGTCGCGCATGACCGGGTCGATCAGCCCGGCCAGCGGGTCGCCCGAGTCGCCCAGGAGGATCGCGGCGAACGTGTCGGCGATCAGGTCCCGGTGGACCTCGGGCCACGCCTTGACCGCCATGGGTTCCGGCCATTCGAGGAGCCGGACGCGGCCGGCGACGGTGGCCTTTTGCTCGGCGAGGAAGGGGCGCACGGTGACCAACAGGGCGCGCTCTGCGGGCCGCTGGACCGTGCGGACGTAGCGCGCCCACTCCTGGCGGCGGGTCGGCTTTGCGGCGCGCTGTACGGGCCCTGTGATGGCTTTTTCGGGGTGCAGTTCTTTGTACTTCCGACGCGCCCAGGCCCGGCCCGGGTCGCCGCCCCAGAGGAGCCACGCGATCCACCCGTTCGACGGGTCCGAGTCGTTCCCGAAGCCCGGGGCGTCGCGGTCTGAGTTGTGGCGGGCGAAGTAGTTCACCATCCGGCCAACCGTGCGGGGCGACAGGTTGCGCCGGCCGGAAATGTCGCGGGCCCGGGCGACGCCTACCGCGGTCCCGCCGCGGCCGTGCTCCTCGCGCAGCCGCAGGCCCTTCTTCGCCGCTGCCGCCATTTCGGCGGTAGGGCGGAGGTCAATCGCCATCGGCGAGGGCCTCGTCAAGGGCGGCGCGGGCCGCGTCGATCATCTCCTGATCGCCGCCCTCGATGGCGTCGAGGAGGTCCTGGGCCGCAACCGACAGCCCGGCGGGGGCATCCGTGCCACCCTCGGCGGGGTCGCTGGCGAACATGTCGGGGGTGACCTCGTTGAAGCCCTCCAGACGGTAGGCCGCCTCGGGGGTCAGCCCGTTGTCGATGTGCGACTTCACCCGCTCCAGCCGCGCGCCGCGGTCCTCCTGGAGCGGGGCCACGCCGCCAAAGTCGAACCGCACCCGGACGGGCTCAAGGTAGCAGGCGCCGATGGCGTCGAGGATCCCGTGGATGCGCTCCGCCTCTCCTCGGATGTTGCGCCAGTATTGCGTAGACTGTTCACGCGCCGTCGCGTAGTTCGCTGTCTCCAACCCGAGACGCACGGGCGGCACCCCGGTAACAGCCAGCGTGCAGGCGCGGGCGGCAGCGCTGCGCTCGGCCTCCTCCATCTCCTTCGGTGACCACGACAGGGGTGTTAGCTCCAGGCTGCCCGACAGGACGGCCACACCCTGATCGGCGGCCGTGAACGCCTTTGTCAGGCTCGACTCAGCCTGGGCGATCTGCTGAGGGGTCAGGGGGGGCGACCCGGCCCGCGGGCTGGCGATGGCGTCGGGGCGGCCCTTGCGGCTACTCTCAGCGGCGCGGCGGCTGGCGTTGTTGTTCGCCGAGATCACCGCGTCCAGGGGCGCGGCGGGCGCCATCCCAGACAGGTCGGTGGCGTCGTAGCGGGCGCGGAAGCGATGGGCCGAAACAATGCCCGACTGCCCGTAGGTGGCGCAGGGGAGGTTGGCGTAGCCCCCGAAGCCGCCGCCATCGTCCACCGCGTACCCAGCGATTGAGCCAAGGCTGTTGGCGATTGGTTGCACCCGCGTCGGGGGGAGCCAGATCAGCGCGGTCGGGCCGGCATTTGCGTTTTGGATCAGGACGTGGCCGTAGGCGTTGCCCCCGGCGCCGAGGTCGACCATCCACTGCTCACACAGTTCGCGCCACGAGGTCGGCCGGATGGCGATGGTGCCGGCGCCAGTCATGCTCAGCGCCCGCGTGCCGTTCGGGTTGGCGAGGAGGTCCAGCACGGGGTGCGACTTGAGCCGCTTGCCGTTCTTGTCTTCGGCGTACAGGGGGAGGGTAGACAGGTCCATCGCCTTGTCGGCGACAGAGGCGTGGAACCAGGGGTCAAGGGCGACAGCCCGCAGCGCGCCTGCGGGACTGTACTCCGGCGGCGTGGAGAGGCCCGTGCCGTAAGCGGCCCCGGCAGGGATGGGCTTGTCGCCGTCCAGGGTGGGGACGGTCACCGACTGCCCGAGGCCGAGCGAGCGGGCGACCCACCCGGAGAGGCGGGTCCAGCGGGATGGGGCGGTGGCGGCGTCGCTCATGGGTGGCCCCTACCACGGATCGGCGTCACAGTCCACCCGCGCGCGAGTAGCCGTGTAGTTCGAGGCCGAGGGACAGGTAGCGCAGGCAGTCCCAGGCGTGGTCATCACCCACGACCACCACCTCCTGATGCGCGGTCGCCTTGCCCCAGCGCAGCAGCTCCAGTTCGCGCACAACGCTGGCGCAGCAGTCATGGATGATCAGGTGCGGGCGCCCGTTTCCATCGACGGCGAGGCGCCGGCAGAGAGCATCGTAGCTGTCTTGGCGCGACTTGACGGCGGGGTGGCAGGAGAGCCCGTACTGAGTCGCCAGCGAGGCGATCGCCTGCGCGTCGGCCGGGTCGGCGAGGCGCAGGGCCGGCTCAGGCTCCGCGCGCCCGGTGCCGTCGCAGGCGCAGCACCGCTCGGCCGCGGTGGCGAGGCGGCGCGCGGCGAGGCGCGGGTCTGTGCGGGCGTGGATGATCTCGCGGGCGTGCTGGTCACCCAGGATGCGCCACTGCCACCACTCCGGGGACCCGACGGCGGCCCGGATGTCATGCGCCCGGGGCCAGCACGCGGGGCACAGCTCGGCGTCGTGGATGGCGCGGGCGTGGTGGGCCGTGGTGCGCTCGGCCTCGTAGTGCTCCCGGTAGATGTGGAGCGTGTCGTCGGGCCCAAGGGCGCCCCACAGACAGACGAAGGGATCGCGAAAGCCAAAGTCAATGACGGTGAAGCGTGGCCAGTCGGCCGGCGGGGTGAAGGCGGGGACAACGTGGGCGGCGCGCAGGAAGTCGGGATGCACGCGGCCGGTCGGGTCGACGATGGCGCCCTTTAGGCGGCTGGCGGCGCGGGCGCCCACGGCTTTGCGCTCAAGCATCCGACTGTCTACCCACGGGTTATCCTCCCCGTGGATCTCCACGTCTACGACGCCGGACGGGGCCGCTTCGCCGGTGTTCCGGTAGCCCAGGAATTTGGTTAGGTATCCCGTCCAGCCCGACAGGGAGGTCATTGTGTTTAGGGTGGGCGCGCTGT